CCTGCTTGACCTTTTCGTGGTACTGCTTCATCTCGCCTTCGCCCGTCGCGCCTAAACCGGTGGGCGACTGCCCGAATAGGCGGGTGAATGGCGTGCCGAGTGCGCCGCACAACTGTTGCGCGAACTGCAGCAACATGTCTGACAGGCCGGCGAAGGTGTACGAGTGCGCCTCGAACTTATCCTTTGCGTCCATCACCGTCATGCCTTCGTTGGTCTGGGCAAGGCGGGTGAATTCCATTTGCGCTTTGAGGCCTGCAAGCGCGGGGCCGCCAGCGGCGATAATATCGCGCAGCCCCTCGACTTGATACGTGCGCAAATGCGCCTTGTAGATCAACTGTCCAGCACCCACAGAGGCGCTATCGAAAGCGATCAGGCGGTCCCACATCGGCTCAAGAACCGACAGGCCCCAGCCGTTTTCGCTCACGCGCTGATAGAAGGGCAAATCCATGCCGTCCAGGCGGATCACGCGTGAATAATGGATGTGCGCCTTCGGGATGGCCGCATAGTCGGCGATCACGTCGTAAAACACCGGCTTTCCCATGTCGGGGCCGTAGTCGGTGACGACAGCGCCAACCGGTGGAGACACCATCCAGCGGTCCAGCACCAGCAATCCCTTGAACTGGCCTTTGCCGATGGTGTCTACGCGCAGAGGCGTCGAAAAGTCTTGCCCCTCGATCAGCATCACCGCCAAGCAGCCGCCGTACAGCGCAGCCCACTTACCAGTGTCGCAAAGCCGATCCCAGATCGCCAAGCGCATCATGTCGCGCTCGATCAGGCTGATATCGTCAGGCTCCATGCCTGACATCTCGATACCACACCGGGTCATATCTTCCGGCATTGCATCTACCGCTGCGCGAACGATCCAGCTACCACGGTAAGCCGCCTCCATCGCAATGCGATTGCGGCTTTGATACGACAGCGCGTAATTCGAAAACGACGACTGGTTATCCGTGCCCCAACCTAACCGAGCTTGTGCGTTCTGGAAGCTATCGTTGGTACTCTGCCGAACCGGCGCAACTTGGGCTTGTCGAGCAGTGCTTTTCGGCTTTCTCGACATTGGGAGTGAATCCTTGCTTGCAAGAGCGCATGCCCTGCGTGAATTTAACCGGCTAACTTAGCCCACTGAGACAGACCGCCGCCAATCAGGTGTGAGAAGGCGCGCGAAAGAGAATCAATCTGGTCATCAAAGGTGCCGTTCGGGAACATGCGCATTTCATCGATCAGAGCTGTGTTCCAGCCGCCGCGGAGCATCACCACGTTGCCGACGTTGACCTGTGCGGCGAACGGTTCAGCGCGCGTCACCTTGTCGCCGGATTCGGGCGAGCTTTCTACTGAGTATCCGACGAGCTCGCGCGTCAGATACAGAACCTGGGTTTTGCCGGCTTGCCCTGGGTCTTGCGGAATGCTGATCTTGGTCGAAACGCTATCGAGCGATGCGGTATTGACCATGGCGGCGTCGCGCTCATCAGGACCGACGCGCAGTCGCACCATGTCTCCAATCACGAATCGGCCATCAGGCAGCCGGCCAATCTTTGCGCCCGCAGTGAAATCACCATCGGTTGTACTTGCCAAGTCCCAGCCGCGCACCCATTGAATGTGGCCGTAGGGCAATGCATCAATAACTTGAATTTGATCGGGCTTGAAGATGCCGCCTTCAGCCGGTGCTGGACGCTGTTGATACTGCCCAGCGAACGTGTAAGGCGCTGCCGCTTCCATACGGCGCAGCTCTTCAATGCTATGCTTCTCGGGCCAGAGGGATGTGCCGTCTTCCTGTAGCGCTGCGAGACAAATGTGCTCCCATTTCTCGCCATTGCCGCCGGCAAGTAGCCAACCAGCTAGGTCGCTCTCATGCAAGCGCTGGGCAATCAGCACAATCGGCGTGTCAGGGCTGTTCTTCCGGCTTTCGAACGTGTTCTGAAACCAGTCGATCACGTTCTGACGGATGACGTCGGAGCGCGCCTCGTCTGCCTTCAGTGGATCGTCGATCAGTAGCGCCCCACCAAAACCCGGACGATGTTTGCCCGCGCCATAACCAGTGATCGTTCCGCCTGTGCCGACCGCGTACATAATGCCGCCGGCTGTCGTGCGCCATTCATCCTTGGCCTGGCTATCGTCTCGCGGCTGCACAGCCGGGAAGATCGATCGATACTCTGGCTCCTGAATCAGGCCGCGCACATCCCATGAGGATGCTGCCGCCAGTCGCCCTGAGTACGACGTGTAAATGAATTCGCTATCGGGGTTGTGGCCGAGCGACCAGCCAATGAAATTCTTGACGATTTCCGTCTTGGAGTACCGCGGCGGGATGTTGATGATCAGGCGCTTGCATTCGCCGCGGAACACGCGCATCAGGGCTTCGCAGACCAGCGCGTGATGCTGCGCCTGCTGCCAGGTGTACCCCCGGCGATTGACGAACATCCAGCGCGTGAACCAATACAGGTCAGCCATCGACAGCGAGCGGTATGAGCGCCGCTCTTTGTCGGAGAATTCCATGCTAGACCTTTGTGCTGGCGGCGTTCTCCTTCAGAACATCCTTGATTTCTTCTACGGTCGCCTGAGGGGAGCCAATCTGGCTAACCGTGATATTCGTGACCGGCGCGACCTGGGTATCGATGGCCCATGCCTTGCGCTCGGCCTCTTGCCGAATCTTCAATGTCTCGGCTGTGATCTTGGCGAGCTTGGCTGTTTCGAAGTCTTTCGTGCCAATCGCGGTATCAACTATCCCTTTATGCTCGTCCCACTCATCGCGGTGCCGTTGAACCACATCAGCTCGACGCGTTGCTTCAGCATCAATCGCCTCAGCCTTTTTTTTAGGGTTGCAGCCTGCAACTACGCCTGCAACTTTCTCTGCAACTTTGCGCTGAATGACCGGCTCAATGTCCTGGGACCAGCCATCGGCCTCGATGTGCTTCTGGATTGCGGTCCGACTCACACCGTGCTTGCGCGACAACTCGGACTGAGTTGCACCCGCTTCGTACTCGGCGCGGATCGTTTCCCAATCGATGTTGCGCGCCACGATAATCCTTTGGGTTGTCACCGCCCGTCGCCTATATGGCGGCATTGCGCCGCAAGAGGACGGCTTACGTTTCGGCGGTAACTGCCGGTGTTTCTACCCACCGCCGGCCGGGGCGAATAAAAAATCCCACACCATTACTGATGCGGGCGAATCCGAGCTTTTCAGCCTGGAGGAGATGGATTTGCTACGCTCGACCCATGCGGACGAGCAGCGATTCGAGGTATTTGATCTTTTCTTGGTCGGCGTGCCAGCTTTCGGCGATCTGACGTATCTGGTTTGGCGCCAGCACCACGTCGCTATTCTGCTCGATGGCTTGAGATTCACGGCGGCACAGTGACTGCGGCGTTTCTACGATCCTCGCACCACTCTGCGGAGCCGGCCTATAGGGAATGCGTAGATTCGGGTTATCGACGGTCATTGAACCGGCTCGTGCGGATAATAAGCACCGGGCCACGCGTGCGATTGATCGGGAACGCGAACACCTACCTCAAGCGGCCCGATCCATTCGCCCGGCAGGCAGGCCACAACGGCCTCATCCTCGGTTGCGAACACGCCCTGGACTTCCCACACGGTGCCTTGCGGCGTCTCGGCGGTCGTCTTTCCGATGATGAATATGCGCATGAGATCCGATAAGGTTGAAAGCATCGCCACGCCGACAAGCCGTCGCCATTACGACGCGTTTAACTCGCTGTGGGCACTCTTCGTTGCGGCTACGCTTTCAAGTAAGCTGCATGGGTTTGCTCCGCGTAGCGGGCCTACGCGCTGCAGCTTGCGTGAAAGCCCTCGTTTCGTGAGGAGACGGCATCCCGCGTCCGGGCGCACCTTATGGGCATAGCTTCTTGCCGATCCGGCATTTCATCACGCCCTTGCGGATGGCGATGGCCATTTGCGGATGCGCTCGCATTTAGGACCTGAAAACCCACGACAATCGCCATGCGCAAAAGTGCTACAAATCCCAGCCTTCGTTAATCACCGAGGCCGTCCCAGCCTTCAATACTTGCGTCGCCACCCATCACAATTTCCTCAATCACCCTGCGCTCGCCATCCGCGTCATACTCAAACGGAATCACGCTCGGCAGCCGACTCCAGCCGTAGACTGGCTCGTCTTGGCTGGTGGGTTCGGTGGCTGGCATCAATGGCGCCCAAGCCTTCCGAGCAGACAGACAAAGAGCAGGAACGCGAGCAGCGGCACGCCGAAGAATATCGCCACGCTGCCTACCGCCTGGAATGTCTGCCACATGTCAATGCCTCACGCCAAACAGCGATTCCACCGTGTCGTAATGGTCAATCTGCGCTTCGAAATAGGCCTGGAGCGTGTCGCGAAGCCGGTCGCTCGGGACAAATGGCATTTCGATCAGGCCGGCGTCGGCAGCCAGCATCACGCAGGCATATAGCCAGACGTTGAGCTTGACTGGATCAAGCGTGGGAACCGGTGCCAATGGCAGGCCAAAAATGAGATCGCGGGAGATGATCATCGTGGCGTCTGCCGGTAAACGAACAAAGCCCCGAACGGCGAACCGTCGAGGCCTTTCAAATCACGTTACGGGGCTCGTGAATCCGCCCAATCTTGCGGTCGATTTATGCTGGAAGCGCCATGCGATTCGCGCAGAGGCACTTCCCCACCGCCAATGTAATGCACTATGAAATGCTTTTCAAATCCTCGTGTAATGCTTTTTCCGTATTGTGAGATTCGGTATGCCAAGCGTATTTGTCGCCCGCGCCACTGCCCGCCCCTTTGCGGATGATTACCTGCTTCGAGTCCGCCAGAAGTTGCAAAACGCGCCACACGCCAATATGGACTTGCTTCCGAATCTTGGGCTCGGCATACGCGCCGGCGATAGAGTTGATGATTTCGCGCATCCTGAATTCCCGGCCAGGATACGCGGCCAACAAAGACATCACCTCCTTAGCATATTTCACCCGAAAGCCCTCGCAATAGCCTGCCGCGCCCGAAGAATCATCGCCTCATACGCTGGAACCGACACGCCGACGTACCGAGCTGCCGCAGCAAGCCCGTTCTCGCGCCAGCGCTTGGAGTCGTACACGTTGATGTATTCCGCCTTCACCGTCAGCCGCTCGATCAGCGTGAGGCTGTCGAATACGCGCTGAACTATCAGAGCGTGCTCGACGAAGATTGGAGGCGGCCGGTCGTCGGGCTCGCTGCCCCAATAGGCCTCGCTGACATAGCCGCCTTCGAGCGATGTGCAGTGCGTCGGCGGCAGCGGGCCCGGGTATGGCCCGGAGTAACACCAGCGGACCCAATTTCGGATCTCGTGATTCAACCAGTCAGCCGCCTTTTCCATCGCTATCCCCTCTCTGAGTACAGGTCGCATCTACGGCTTTTGTAATCTTCCAGCCAATATTTCTTCGGGTCCAACTTACATTGCATGAAACAGACATCGACGATCCGCTGCTCTATATAGCTCGCGCAGCCGATGCACGTTCTTCCGCGCGCTGACATTTCTTCCTCTTGCCGGCGAATCGCTACGCTTTCGGCTGATTGGCTGCGCTCCCATTCGCGGTTACCCCAGTCATCGCGCTTGTTGAAGGTCAAAGCGGCTTCCTCCGATACTTCAGTCGCCGCAAACGGCGCATGCTCGCGGATCTAGCAAACGGGAGGCGCTCGCGCTTGATGGTTCTGATCAGACCGAATTTCTCCCAAAACTTATCAAGCCGCCTTGAATCGCGCTGCGAGATGCGCATTGTCATGACAAGCGGATCCGGCTGCGCCCATGTGATTGGGTACTCGTGAGCCGGCATCCTGTCGGCGCTGTCGGCGCTGTCGGCAAATGTCCAATCACCTTCGTATTCAATGCCATCGATGGAAATGCGACCGCGGAGCGCATTCATCTCAACCCCCGCAATGCTGTTCATGCGCCGGCGCACCGCACGCGAGACACTGCCGAACCTTGGTCGTGTCCGGATGGAACTCCGCACAAGCTTCATCGCCGCCAGTCGTCTGGAATCGCGGACTGTTGCGATTCAGGCAATCGTCGTTGAAGCCGTCGAAGTATTCGCAGTCGCCACAGGCTTTCATCCCCCCCCCACTGTTGAGACGCGCACGATTAAGCTGCGCTCACCGGAGTTGGCCGGGATGAGATTGGGATTTGCCTCGGTCTGCCTGGTCCAGCCGCCGCGACAATCGTAAAATGCCCCCGCGAAAATCTTGGCGTCGATCGCCTTGTCCTCAAACGATCGCATTGCGTTCCTCTCGAAGTCGCTTTCTGGCGTCAGCACCAGTTGCACAACGCCGTCTTCTATATAGATAGCTGTTTTCATTTCGTATGCGCCCCCATAAATTCCGCCAAAGTCGTAAAAATGTGTGCCTCGCCGTAGTAGACGAGAACCTTCTCGGCGCCATCCATGAAAGCTTCCTCGGCCACGCGCGCGTCGATCAACCCTTCGAATCCGTTGCTGTGCCACGCGTTGCGGTGGATGCGTGTCATCAGCGGCGTTTGCAGCGCTCCTCGCATACGCGCATTGTCCATCTCCAGCCCCCGAATAGTTTCATCGCGAGCGGCAATGCCGTCGATTGAGTGCTCGTTGATTTCTAGGCGAGTGCGGAGTTTGCGGATTTCGGCGGTGAGTTCGAGGATGGCGGTTGGTTGGGCTGCGGCAATGTAGGCGGCATTCTCGCTGCTTGATTCGTCCAACGGCACCATAGCGATCTGACCGTTAGGCGTTCCTACCGAAACAGCATCGAAACGATCCAAGCCGAGCGCCTCTAACTGTGCCTGCCGGGCTGGATCGGAATCGCAGACTCGATATGTCGCTACTCGTGGCGCAACATGCCACTTTCGCTGGCTTGCCGCCTTCGCCAACGTTTCTAGTGCGTCGATATCAACCATGAAGCCCTCCCAGTACGATTCCGGCAATCGTCATCAACAGCCCGCACCCAAGGAATGCGAGGCCGCCTCTCGACATTGCATTCACCCCGGCCCGTTCGACGCGCGATCTAAGAAGCATCGAAGCAATGCCGATAACAATGAGGCACGCGATTTGTGGCCAGTGGAATGTCATGCTGCCTCCATCATTTCAAGCGCACGATTGCGCAGGTTTAGCGCTTCGTCTGCCGTCGGCTTGCGCGACTGCGGATAGTCCATCCGCGCCCCTTTGCGGAGATAGACGGTCGATGTCTCGGCGGCATCTCCGAACTGAACCAGGCCAAGCAGCACAGGATCATTCGGCACGATCAGCGTATGAATATCGCTTATGCCGCACCAGTAATCGCTACCGACGCCATGTAAGTCGCGGCTCCTGATTTCAAGGTCGCACTCGCCGAGGCTGGAACGGGTTCGCGTTTCCGGCGAATACTCTGAGACGTCATAACGCGATCCGGTGCATTGGCCGAATGTGAGATGCTGGAGCCGACCAACAAGAACGGTGCTTTCGAATGAGTAGCGGTGCGTGTGCGGCGTCACCAGATAGGCGTTCTCCGGACGCGCGACGTTCGTCGGGTCGATGAAGTACAGCTTCACTGTCAGCTTGTCGGAACGGTGCAGACACAGGTACTCCATGCCGTCGACGTGGTGATTGACGATTGAATGCTCTGCCGCTGCGGTGTGGTCCAGCTCGATCAGGAGCCTCTTGAAACAGTTTGCGTTCATGCCGCCTCCATCTCAGGTTGATTGATGCCCATCTTTGCCGCACGTCGCGGCTGCCATTCCTCATATGCGACATCCCAAACGGCAAACTTATGCTCACGAAGCCCCGGGCCTTGGTCGATTAGGGCGTGGCAATTCGCGCATCCGGGCACGGTAAATTCGTGTCTCGCCTTGATTCCAATGCCTTTTCCGTGGCGAGCCTGATTCGAGTGGCACGGGACAACCGTCTCACCACCACCCAGGCAGCCGCGCATCCGTAGGTAACATGCTTCGCCGCGACAAGCCGTCAGATACTTCGATCCCTCAGCAACTGTCGGCCGCTTGCGCGAGCGCTTCATCCCTTTGCGTACAACCTCTCCGCTATGGGGGTTGAGGGAGCGTGGTTCGGGGCGTTTAAATCCGGTTCGAGCGAGTGTTGAAGTGCCTCGGTTCATCGGTGTTTTTCGATTCAGAGCCATTTCGCGACCTCGGCCCATATGGTGTGCAGGCCCCACGCACCGATAAAGGCGAGAAGCGTCCACTCACGCGCTCGGTCCCAGCGGGTGCGCTGTAGTTCGTCGCGCATGCCGATAACCTCGATTGCGCACCGCATCAGATCATCATCTCGATAGGTCTCGGCAATGTCGGCGATGCGGGTGGCTAGGTGCTTTTTCGGCTTCATGCAAACTCTCCCGCTATCGCCTCATAACCGTGCGCCGCCGTTTCAGACCACTGCACATCGTTTTCTGCGCCAAAGCTGAACAGCCACTCGATAAACGCACTCGCCTCCGCTTTAAGAAAGCTTCGCGTTTGCACGCCGAGCTGCACAATGCCCGTACCGTCGATGCTCGGAACCACCGATCCGCTATTGCGCAACGGCGTTTGCATGTTCGCCATGTCACGCACGAACTGGTCGACCAGCAGCCGCTTCATATCCTCTCGATCCCACGCTCGCCCGAGCAAAGTTACCTGCGCGGCGATGTCGCCGATCATCGCGTGATAGCGCGCTTCCTGATCACGGGACTTGGGCGCGGGCTTGATTTCGACCACGAAGCCGTCGGGTGCGTGGATGCAGGCGCGAGACGCCATCTGACGCGCGGTCGAATGAACGAGGCGGAAAACCTGCTTGTCGCTCATTCGATCACCCGATAAGCCACGATGTCGCCGTCTAGTTCGAGACGATTCCAGCGCAAAGTCCATGCATACTGTCCGCGCTGAGTTTCGCGCCCCGATCGCAACCTCACGGTAACCTTCTCAGATTTGGCAATCGGACACTCCCCGCCACTCCAAGGGATCCAGCCGTCTGTGCTTTGGGGGTTGGTCATGCGCTCACCCGCTCTTCGTTCGTTACTTCGTCGGCGAGTGGAACACCGCTGATAGGGCGTAGCCATTCGTCAGGCCAAAGGAAAATTTTCGATATCCCTGCGCGCACCGTGTCAACGCCGAAATGCCCACTAACCAACCAATGGTCGCCAGTACTGATTGACTCGATGCTTGTTCCAACGAATCGCTCGACCTTGACAATTCTGTCGCGGAATTCCGGAATCGGACCAAGAATTACCGCCAAATCCCCTGGTTTGCAGTTCATCGCGCACCCCGCCCAATCCGCGCCAACTCCTGAAACTCCCGATTGCCACGGTCATACCCCGTCAATTCGCCAACCTGCCAGCGATGCACTTGCGGTGCCTTCTCTTCGACTGGCTTCGGCTCAGTTCCTGCCACGTAATACCGAGTCGACACCTTGTAGCCTTCGCCCAGCTTCACGCCGACGATCTGCTTTGTCTTCATGGCTGCCGTGAGCGTCGGTGTAACGCCCTTGGCATTTGTGCCAAACAACTTCCCGAGTTCGGTTGTCGTGTATGACTTACCGCGCGTCATGCGCTCGACTAGGCTGCCTGCGGGTAGATCAGCGTTCATGCTGCGACTCCTATGTTCGATCCATTCCCGCGCCGACACATCTCAAAAAAGCACTGGCGCAGCAAATCGTTACCCTCTGCGTTGCGAACCGGCCGCTCGGCTGCGAGTCGGAAGCACAATGCGTTCGTGTGTCTGCGGCGTCCGTATTCGCGACGGATGATTCCGTCGGCCTCAAATTCGAGAAGTCGATTGCGTGCGGTTTTGCCAGTCAAGCCGGATAGTCCGGCGAATTCCTCGATTGACAAGACTTCGCCGGGTTTCAGGAACTTGAACACGTCGACCTCGATGCGGGTGCGCCCGAGCTTTTTGCGAGGCTTGCGAGTCATAGAGCCACCATCCTGCTAAAAGCATTGATCAAATCCGTAGGCGCGCGCGAGGCTTGTTCGGCATGCCGAGTTACGACCGAGCGCGCCAGCGGGGCCGGTGCATGTTGAATGACCGCCCTTGTCACTGGAAACGGTTTAAGCGTGCGGAAATAATGCGTCGCCTCGCGTCCCGTAATCGAGTCCGCGAACTTATCCGGCCAGCCACCGACGTAACCATCCTTCAGCAGTCGATCGAGCGACTTGTTGATCGTGTTTGCCGGTGCGTCGACGTCACGGAAAATCTCATTGCGCGACGCCAGATGCGCGACTTGCAAATATCTCGTGATCTGGTCTCGTACTGAATCAGTCATGATTTGCTCCCTTTGCAGGATCGGATGCGAGGCCGCGCCATGCTTCGTCCCGGTCCAAGTAAGCAACTCCCCCGTTCAGACCAAAGCACGATTTGACGATTTTCTCGCCATTTTCTTCAAGCATCCACCAATTGGAGGCGCCATCGAAATATCGGAGTTCGGCTTCCCCGACCGAGAACCGCGTTTCATACCATCCTTTTCGGCTCGGCAAAATATCAGCAGCGAACCACCCTGTTAATTCAGCCATGATTCACCTCCGGCTTATTCGCCAGCCCGCGCCAGCGTTTGTTTTGAGCACCAGCAGTGCCACATATCGCAGCGGCTTCCGGCGTCGAGTACTGGTTGCCCCAGCGGCCACCGACCCAGCGTGAGAAGCCCTTATCCAGGCCATCAACAAACTCGGTCGCGTAGACGCCGGGGTGGACAGGGCGCATGTCTGGTCCAAACCAATCGGTCAGCTCTTGTTCCATCATTTGGTCTCCAATATCTGAAAGCCCATCACCGCCATGAGGTGTCGCTTTATGCGGTAGCCTTCGGTTATCTTTCCCTTCACGTCTTCGATTACCCATTGCGGTCCATCGTCATAGGCGAAGTCAGCGATATATTTCAACGCCGGCCGTTTTCTGCCCTTGATCGAAACGGCCGGCGCCAGCTTGAATTCGACTTGCCGAACCAAATTGCGGATCTTCCCGGCGCTTTGAAGCAGCTTCAATTCTTGCCAGCGCGCGTATTCGCGCTTGCTGTCGAACTTCAGGCCATCCATCACAACCACCTTGTTGCGGTATTTGGTCGGCTTCGCTGCGGCTTTGGTGGGGGGGCGGAGGGTCATGCTTCGACGCCTGTCACGTTGAATATCGCCTCGCGCGCGATCCGCAGTTTGTTCAGCGGAACTTTTCCGCCAGCCTGGTTGTCTTCAACGATCCGCCGTGCCCAACCGATGTTTCCCATGACCTCGCGCACGGATTTGGCCGGCGTGTACGCTTTGCGGGCGATGGCATCGATGCGTAACCGGTCTTGCTCCATCTGCTCGGGCGTTTTTTCGGGCGCTTCCAGGCGGGCTACGCGGGGCGGAACCGGCAATACCTCGCCGCTCAAAACGACTTTCAGCGCGCGCTCAAACAGCGGCTTGATCTGGCTAAACGTCTGGCCTAGCATGTCGCGCTCGCCCACCTTGATCGCTGCCCAGTAAAACGCCGCATTACTCCACTGGTCTTCGCCCTGCTGCCGAAGCCGAATTTGTTCGATGGCTTCGTAAATCGCGGCATCGATGTTGACCGACGGCTTGCAGATTTCCAGAAACTCGCCCCACGTCGGTGGCCACTTGAGGCGCTCGGCGGCTTTCAGGCCAGCGCGAACGTCAGCCATTTTCAAATCGTTGGCGCGAATCTTTTCCGCCCACACTCGCTTCATGTTCTCGATCCCGGTATCCAGTCCGTCTACCGTATGCCCGCTGCGGAACGCGTCCAGCAGCTTGTTGCCAAAGAGCCCATGCAGTTCGCCAAACAGCCAATCCATCGGGTTAGGAAATTTCCCGGATGTCGCCGTCGATGTAGCCAGATTCGTCATAATTTTTTCCTCCTAGTCCGATTGATGCCGCCGCTGCCATTCGTGATTCGTCTCGTGCGTTGCCTCGCTGTGGCGGAGGTCGAGCGCCGCCCGCGTTCAAGTTTTCAGCCTCCTTGCTCCAGCGCTGCAGGATCGAAACCACGTAGCCGACGGCTATCGCCTCGTCCGGCTTAGCCTTCTTCGCCGCTTCTGCCGCAGCGCGCATCGTCTCGACGGTTACCCCTTGTTCGGCAAGGGTGAGCAAGCGCGGGTCGGATGGGTTCGATTGAATTCCGAACTGACGCATGGCAATCGACAGGTCTACCGCGCGTGTTGGGCTTTCGATTTCCGACGGCGGCTCTACGGGGTTTAAGTCTCCCTGTCCCTGTCCCTGTCCCTGTCCCTGTCCCTGTCTTAGCCGTGACTCCTCCGGCGTATCGCCGTGACTGTCCGGACCTGTCACGCGGACAGGTGTGTGACCAGTTGTGACATGTGAGGAGTGCAGAGCGCGCAGTTCGCGCGTGGTGACATTCCATGCCGGCACGATATTCACCTCGCGGAGAGCGGCAAACATGGTGCTGCGCTCTTCGCGTTCGCGGCGCTTACGCTCGCGTTCATTGGCATCTTTCTCAAGTCGTTCGGCTTTAGATGCCCAGCTCTCGCGCGCCTTTTCACATGTGGTTGGGTTATAGAGTCGCCCATCGCTACACTTAACCCATCCATGCAGCACATCGGCCTTCACCTTCGGCCATTTAATGGGATCGCACATCGCCAGATCGGCCAGCACGTCGTCGTCATCTTCAAGCGACCCGGCGGGAACGTCATGCCAAGCAGCGGTCCAAAGGTTGATCATGTAGAACGCGAGCGCAGGATTGCGCTTGGCTTTGAGCCAGGCTTTGCTGCGGCGCAGACGCTGGATGTCAAGCGGCATGAAGGCAAAATCCCTCAAGTCACAGTCAGCCGGCATTAAAGGGGTTGGGAGGTCGTTCAAGCGATCTCCATGCGTGCCGCCGCGCGCCCAATCATCGTAATAGCCCGCTTAGCCGCACCCAGCGATTTGCGAGCCGCCTTACGGGCCTGAATGGCTTCGTGAGCGGCGAGGCAGTGCGGGCAGGCGGCGAGGTATTCGCGGATCTCAAAATCGCTCATCCAAACCTGATGGGGTTCGTACTGGTCGCCCTCAATCTTGGGTGTATAGGCTTCTTTCAGGTGCGTAGCGTCCCCGTGGTGTGCCGCTGCCTCTTCCCCGGTGCACGTCAGCCAGTCGGCGGGGAGGCGGTTGCCAGAGACGCCAGGGCAACGATCGAGCGCCTCACCCATCTCGAGCGTCAACCGCTTAATCTCGATGTGCAGCCGTGCATAGTCGGCGCAGGCGCGAAGGGCTTTATGTTCGGGGCTCATGCGATCTCCAATGCAAGGCCATGCTGGCGCAATCTGTCGCGCTGCAGCGGCTCATAAGCGGGGTTTAACTCGCAACCAATCCAGTGGCGCCCGAGCCGTTGTGCAACCGATCCGGTCGTGCCGCTGCCGAAGAACGGATCAAATACGATGTCGCCAGGGCGAGAGCCGGCCATTACGCAGGGCTCGACCAGGGCTTCGGGGAACGTGGCGAAGTGCGCGCCGCTGTAAGATTGGGTGGCTATAGTCCAAACCGAACGCCGGTTACGGAAACCGTTCGGCAACGTATCGTCGCGGTCTGGCCGGTGAGTGCCGGTCGATTGGCCCGGGTGCACCGCTGCGCGCTTGCTGCTCTCGCGCTTGAAACTGTCGCGCGCAGTTACGCGACCCCGCGCCCGCTGCTCGGCGTCGGTACCGAAACCAAAGCCGACGCCGCGGGGCTCTATACCCATTACAGCAGGCTCCTTTACGGCGTCAGCATCGTAGAAGTACTGTTCCGATTTGGTCAGTAGAAAGAGGTATTCGTGCGCGGTCGTCGGGCGGTCAGTCACCGATTCAGGCATCGGATTGGGTTTGCTCCAAATGATGTCCCTGCGCAAATACCACCCCGCGTCCTGCAACGCGAACGCGAGGCGCCACGGCTGGCCCATCAAATCCTTTGCTTTGAGGCCCGGTGTGCGGGCGAGATTGCCGGTACCGGATGCGCGAATCTGCGCGGCCTTCACCTGGTTGGCGCTGATCGCCGAGACGTTCGGCGCATGTTTGCCAGCATGTTCACGGCTCTGCGCGCCCCACGATCCGGCGTAGGCGTCACCCATGTTCACCCACGCGGTGCCGTCGTCGGCGAGCAGTTCGCGGCACAGTTCGAACACATCGACCAGACGAGCAATGAATTGCGGCAAAGTCGCTTCCTGCCCAATCTGCCCGTCAACGCCGTAATCCCGAAGGCCCCAATACGGCGGCGACGTGACGATCGTTTGCACCTTCACACCATCAGCGATCATGCGGCGCATGGTGTCGCGGCAATCGCCGAAATGGCATTTATCGATCCATGCGTTCATGCTTTTCCCGCTTTGTCAGTTCCCTTCCACGCATTCGCAAAAGGGCAAAATTTTTTAGCTACGAAGCAACCCGGATTTTTGAATACAGCCGAAGCTCGACTTCACGCTCTCGCTCGATTGATTCGAGGCGATCACGCAAAACACGGTTCTCGCTCTCGAGATCGGTTTCGATACGACGCAGGCAACGCGGGTCGTAACCACGCTTGAGCAGCCAGTAATGCAACCACGCCTCCGACCCGCACGCGTCCATCAGCGCGTCCATGTGGGGCTCTGACAGCCTCGCCTGACCCGTCTGCACCTTCGAGAGCACCGCGGCATCCACGCCGATCTCAATGGCTACGCTCTTGTCTTGCAGGCCACTGTTTTTAAGCGTGTCGGCAATGACTTTCGCCTCGCTAGTCCAGGCGGGCCAGTCGATTTCACTGGTTGTTTTGAGCGGGCGCTTGACGCGCAAATCGAGGTCTGTCATTGGAGGTCAAGTGAAATGACTGTGGTTGAAGGTCTGTTTTAGATTCAAATAAAGGGATCGAATAACCGATCCCTGGAAATTATTGCAATGCCCTACTTACTCAACCAGCCTACAAACCGCCTCAGCCGGAAACATCGCGCCGACCGCTCCGAAGAGCACGATCAGCCAGAACAGCGATTCACCGTCGGCAGCGTGCAAGGCGCTCCAGAAGATCGCCCCGAGCACCACGACGAAGCCAGCGATCAGCGCAACGTCAGCCAATGGCTTCGCTGGGCGAGCCTCAGCGATATCGCGCGATACGTCGGGGACCAAAGCGCCGAATCCACCGATGTCTTGGCGGGTGAGGTGCTTGTTTGTGTCCTTTACTTGAATCATCGTGGCGGTCCTCGTGTCAGCTTTTAAGCAAAACCGGCGGGAATTATGAAATTAGTACTACTCAGCGCCTTCGTCGTCAATTTCGCCAGCGGTGGGCGGCTGGGCGTCATCCGAGGCGCTCGCGCTATCCACTGCGTCCCTTCCCTTGATCTCGCGGGCCTTGTTCGGCTCGTAGAAGAAAGCGATCAGATCCGCCTTGGTAAACTGAGCGCCGAACTGGATGCAGGCTTGGTACAGCCACTCCATCCTGGTCGGACTCGGAATCTTTCGCGCATAGATCAAATGCGTTTCGATATACGGCACCGTAGTTTTGGCCGCCTCAGCGAAGGGTTTCTTGGCGGAGGCGTCTAACGAGCGGTAGAAGCTCTTGAAATTGGCGGGTTCGGTCGGTCTCATGACCAAAATATATATTACCCGTACGGTAGTTGCAAGCTGATTTTACTACCCTACTGGACAATTTACCTATTGGGTAACAAATGGCCTAATATCGACATGAAATCAAACGAAGAGGTGCGCCGCGAGAACCTGCAAAAGGTGATCAGAGAGCGCTACGAAAACAGCCAAACGGCCGCGTCTGACAAACTCGGGTACGACCGGCCGACTCTTGTGAACCACTGGACGTCGGGGCGCAAAGCGATCAGCACGGCATCGGCGAGAAAAATCGAGAAAGCTTTTGGACTGCCTGACTTCTGGATGGACTCGGACCATAGTTCAGGGAAATTTGATCCGCCAAACATAGGGCGTAACCACGGCATAATTAAAGAAGCGCTTAATTCGCCCGGGGATACGCTAGATAAACACGAACGAAAAAAGTTCGACAAAAACGTAGAGCCGGCGCCGCTGGGTAAACGCGAAGTACCGGTCATAAGCTATATACAGGCGGGGATGATGACCGAAGTTGCTGACCCTTACGCCTTGGGCGATGGGTTCGAGAAGATCATGACGGATGCGGATGTATCAGAGGGGGCATTCGCGCTCGTTATTAAGGGGCTATCGATGGAGCCAGAGTTCCGCGAGGGCGATAAGGTGATAATCGACCCTGCGATCGCCCCGCTGCCAGGTGATTTCGTGGCCGCCAAAAACGGCGAGGAAGAGGCCACCTTCAAAAAATACCGTCCCCGCGGATCCAATGAGCGCGGAGACCTGGTATTTGAGCTGGTGCCGCTAAACGAAGATTTCGCCACGCTGCAGAGTGAGCGCGACAAGATGCATATCATCGGCACGATGGTCGAGCATCGGAAGTATCGGAGGCGGTGAGGCGAGTCCCCAAATACATTGGCTGGAGGCCACATGAGCGCTATCGATAATGCGGAGATGGACGATTTCATGTCCTTTATTAAGGGTATCCGGATTACTCGGTGGAAAAGGGTAAATCATGACTGAGCTGTGCTTGGTTGAAACGGTCTTCACACTGCCTACAAAAGCAGTGGGCTTCTTCTATGTCCGTCACGTCGTCAACGAAGTCTCGAAGCGCTGTCAAGACCTTGGCACTGGCCGCCATCTCCCTGCCTTTGAACAGTCCATGGCAGCAGCCGCAGCGGTACAGGATGGCATTCACACGTCCGGCTCGCACTTGACGCGCGGACGGCTTCCTGTCGTTGAACAGGAGTCGGGCGCGGATGACCTCAAACGAGTAGCCTCGGCCCATGCGATTCATCACCTTCGCCACCCCGTTCATGCCCTCGGTGTAGGCGTTGGTGATGGGATAGTCGAAGAAGTTGAGTATCTCCTTGCGCCAGTTCTTCATGCATCGGGTGAGCTCGAGGAAGTCAGCCTTCAGGCTGGCCGGCACGGCGTCGGCGAAGCTGTCGTAGTCTTTGATGGCCGCCGACTTGGACTTGTCGTAGATGTCGAACAAGCGCTCCTTGAGCCGGTAGGCCACCGCCATTTCTGGCTCGTTGGCCAGCCACATATCCAGGTTGAAGCGCTGCTTTTCGGTCAGGTCTCGGTATCGCATCCGGATGAGAGCTTTGCTGCGCATCCAGCTCCGGCGCACCTTCTTGTCCTGAGCCTTGCCAAGCCGGATGCGCGTTCGCTCTACGCTTTCATTTGCCTTCTTGACGACGTGGAACTTGTCGACCACCACTGGCAGGTTCTCAAACAACTCCGCAGCGACATCGCGGTATGGCGGCCACATATCGATGGTCAACCCCTTGACGTGGCTGCGGTCTTTGAACTGCCTGAACCATTTTCTCAGCATTGGCTTGTCCCGGTCTGGAAGCATGTCAATGGGTTTGCGCGCGTCGACGTCAGTGATGACAGCCCGCATAATCTTGTTCAGGTGCGTCTCATCCAGCCCAATCCATTCCGGCAGATAGGGCTTATAGTCATCGTCGCGGACGTCAACGTAGCTCGCGGCGACGTTACGGACGGTCTTCTCATCGCAGCCAAGGTGCTCCGAGACGCGCTGGAAGGTATCGACCAGACACTGCCTGCCAATCCAGGCCACGCACCGCTGAGTCATCCGTCGCTCGGCGTCCATCCCCTCAAGGGGCTGCGGGAAGAGGCCGCCGCACTCCCGGCATCTGTACCGTTGCACGCTGGCCAGGATGCGAGTTGGCTTGCCAAAAGGGGTATCGAGGAAGGTCGTCTCCCGCAGGCCGTGCTTGTACAGCGCGGCTCCTATGACACCGCACACCTGGCAAGCATCAGGCTTGCCGGTGTACACCGCGTGGATAGTCATGCCCTCGTCGGTCTCGTCGATGCTGGTCGTCGTCCAGCCCGGAAGTCTCAAAATGTCAGTCATCTAGCAGGTCTGCGGTTTGCAACGGGATGCCAACTCTACCAGCCAGAGAGTCAACGCCGGCGGGGTGTGCTCCCGCTCGGCATGAGTCACAAGTGGGCGCCATCCAAGGTCGCCTTTCTGAAGTCTCCGACCGCCGTTGCCCTTTCGAGCGTCCTGAGCAATTACATGCGTCCCGGCACCCAGCTCCATGGGCAAGT